CACGTACTAAGAGAGCTACTCAACCTACTAAGCGTCTTCGTGGTACGGCTCAAGTTACTGCTCGTCGTCGTCCTAGTATCGGTATGGGAAGTAGTGGCGGTACAGGTGTACAGCTTTCACAATAACAGTTAGATAGATATGAGAAGTTTAGATAAGAAAACATTATTATTAAATGGCACTTCAGATGCACCGGGTGCGGAGTTTCATGTTGAGCGTTCTAAGGGATGGACGTTCGTAATAGCAACAACAGTTTCAGGTACTGCTACGGTAGACATCGAAGCTTACTTCAGTGAGTCATCTGCTTGGCACGTTATACACAGTCAATCTGTTACAGCTGCTGGATCAATTATGATTCGTGACGACCACGGACACTACGAAAAGATAAGAGCTAACATCAGTGCTTACACTTCAGGAACTCACAGCGTTTACGCATCTGGTACTGTAGACTCCTTATAAAATATGTCATTACTTCTCACACCGTCGATTGAAAAACCCAGCAACATCATTGGACTGCCGGGTAACTTCGTTCGACCTAGTTTTGAAAAGCTCTATGGATTTGATGCACCGCAAGAGGATGTTATAGACGGAGCAATCCTTACAGAAGCGGGTGAACCATTGACAACAGAACTAGGCGAAATATTATTATTTGAACCAGCTTAAGAATCATGCCTAATAAAAAGATTACAGACCTCAATTCGTTAGCAACACCAGTAGGTGCAGACCAGTTTGCGATTGTTGACGATACGGATACTACAACTAAGAGAGTAACCGTTACTGCTTTAATGACCCAAGCACCTGTACAAACTGCTGACATCAGTGGGTTTGCAACAACGGTAAGCTTAGGAAACCACGAATCGTTAACATCATCAGTTCACGGTATATCAGCATTTGGTGCTAATCTTGTAGACGATGCAGACGCAGCAACAGCACGGACAACTTTAGGGTTGGGTACAGCAGCGACTTCAGCAAGCACAGATTTTAGTCCAGCTTTCTTTACAATCGTATCAGAGGCTACAACAGCCCGCACACTTAGTAACAGTGACAACGGAAAAGTTATTGTTTGTTCTAACTCAAGTGCTACTACAGTAACAATACCTAGCGGATTAACTTCAGGATTCGGTTGTACAATAGTTCAGAATGGCACAGGAGTTGTAGCCGTCGAGGGATCAGGAGCTACTGTTTATGGGTTTGGTAATAAGACAGCAATCGCTGGTCAGTATGGTTCGATCAATGTTTATAATGTAGGAACCAACGCTTATGTATTAGAGGGTGACACACAATCACCTCCGTTTGTAAACGCTTGGAGCTTAGACTTTGACGGTTCTAACGATTATTTAGATGCGGGTAGTTCCCCTAGTGGATTAACTATTCAAGGTTTATCAGTTTGGTTTAGACCTGATATTACTTTTACAACGAGTGGAACAGCAGGATACTTATTAGGATTCGGTGGATCGGATATAGGGATTGCTTTTGGAGGTGATTGGTTTGGTCCTGTCACCAACGAAGTTATAACAGTTGTTAATACTAATCATTTATGGAGTTACGCAGGTAGTGGTGTGAGCGTCTCAGCAAACACTTGGCATCATCTTGGAATCCGCTGGGAATCTTCTAGTAGTTCCACAAACTCAGGCAACGCAGGTTACGACATTTATTTAGACGGTTCTAAAGTGGGTAATGCTTTTGGTACTTACACTTCAGGTACAGGTACACAAATGACCACACAAAGAATTACGGTAGGAGCGAGGAACAGAAACGGTGTAATATCGTCTTACTTTAACGGGCTTATTGATGAATTAGGCATATTTACTTCTGCGGTTTCTGAGTCCGATCTATTAGCTATGTACAATAGTGGTAGCGGTGCCATCGACTTAACTTCCTACTCACCTAGTTTATGGTGGAGGATGGGAGATAATGACGGAGGTACAGGTAGCACCATAACGGACCTAGGAAGTGGAAGTAATAACGGAACAATTAATGGAGCAACCTTCTCAACAACAGTACCATGAGGAAATATGTAATAGTAAATTCATCTGAGGTTTCAAACTTAGACTTTAGTCAGTTGGTTGATTCATCAGAAACAAGTAGATACAGTTTAGACGACTCTAAGATACTAGTGCGGTTTGAAGGAGACACTCCTAGCTTTTTAATAGGTGAAACTCATTACACGAATGAAGAAATACTTCCGATCTTAGCGGGTGCTGAGTGGACAGCTGTTGAGTAATATGCACGAAACAGCCCAAGGGTTATATCACTCGTTGGAGAACCAGCGGTACTCTTTCTTAGATAGAGGTCGTACTTCTTCTGAGCTTACGCTTCCCTATGTCTTACCACCTGACGGTCATAGTCACGCTAGTAAATACTACACACCGTACCAAGGTATAGGAGCTAGAGGTGTACTCAATCTAAGTAGTAAGTTATTACTAGCACTGCTACCACCTAACGCTCCCTTCTTCCGACTTGTTATAGATCGTTATGAGTTAGACAAAGCCAAGGAAGATATAGGAGTAGAAGGAGCTGAACAACTACGCACTGACTTAGAGAAAGCATTAGCTGATGTAGAGCGTAGCGTATCACAAGAGGTAGAAGTACAGAACTTTAGGAACGGTATCTTCCAAGCACTCAAGAACTTATTAGTTACTGGTAACTCTTTATTATATCTACCTGACGAAGGTGGTATGCGTGTCTTTAAACTAGATCGTTATGTTATCAAGCGTGATCCAATGGGTAACGTTACGCACATAGCTATTAAAGAAACTGTAGCTCCTATGATGCTCCCTGAGAGTGTTCGTGAAGAAGTATACAGGCAAGAGAAAGAAAACACTTGTGATCTATACACAGCAGTAGTGCGGGAAGGAGATCACTTTAACGTATATCAAGATGTCAAAGGTATCCTCATCGAAGAAAGTGTGGGTAAGTATCCAATCGATAAGTCCCCGTGGCTCCCGTTACGTTACACTCAGATTGATGGAGAGGACTACGGCAGAGGCTTTGTTGAAGAGTACATTGGAGACTTAAAGAGTTTAGAAGCACTGACCAAAGCTATCGTCGAAGGTAGTGCAGCAGCTGCTAAAGTATTGTTCATGGTCAACCCGAACGGTACAACTAGATCAAGGACATTAGCAGAAGCACCTAACGGAGCAATCGTACAAGGTAGTGAAGCAGATGTATCTGTATTACAACTTAACAAGTTCAATGACTTCCGTACTGCTCAAGCTACTATGGCTGGTATAACAGATCGCTTGAGCCAAGCCTTCTTACTTACTAGTGGTGTTGTTAGAGATGCAGAACGAGTAACAGCTGAAGAGATACGAATGCTCAGTCAAGAGTTAGAGTCTGCATTAGGTGGTCTTTACTCTTTGTTATCACAGGAGCTACAGCTACCCATCGTTACTAGGTTGATGGATAAGATGTCTAAGGATAAGCGTCTACCTAAGATACCTAAAGATATTGTTAAGCCTACTATTGTTACAGGTGTAGAAGCATTAGGTAGAGGTAACGATCTTAATAGATTAGATATGTTCCTTGCAGGAGCTAACCAAGTAGTAGGTCCACAAGCTGTAACTCAATACTTGAATGTCAGTGATTACTTTAAACGTCGTGCTACTGCTCTAGGTATAGAGACTGAAGGGCTAATAAAGACGGAAGAAGAAATTCAACAAGCTATGCAGCAAGCACAACAACAAGAGATGATGATGAAGTTAGGCGGACCTGCTGTAGCACCTGCTATCAATGCTGCACAAGAGCAGTACATGGCTCAACAAGAACCACCTCAAGAGGAATAACAAACAATGGCTGAATTACACCGAGTAGAGATCAATGAGAAAGCACCAAGTGAAATCGAACCCGAAGAAGAAACCAACACCGAGAGCGAGGAACTACCGCAAGAGCAAAGCGACCGCCCGGAATGGCTCCCCGAAAAGTTCAAGAGTCCAGAGGATATGTCGAAAGCGTACTCCGAATTGGAAAAGAAACTTGGACAACCTACTGAAGAAGGTACGGAAGAACCTGAACAAGTTGAAGAGAAAGCTGAAGACAAAGAAGAACAAACTGAAGAGAATAGTAGTGAAGCATACCAAGCGGTTGCGGAAGCTAGTAAAGAGTTCTTTGAAAACGACGGTCAACTCAGTGAGGAAACTTATAACACTTTAGAGAAAGCTGGACTTCCCAGAGATTTAGTTGACAGCTACGCAGCAGGTCAGCAAGCATTGTTATCATCTGAAGAAGGACAAATCAAAAGCGTGGCTCAAGGGAACTACGAAGCGATGGCTGAGTGGGCGAACGAGAATTTACCACAAGAAGAAGTTGAAGCTTTTGACGAGGCCGTCACAGGTGGTACAGTTTCGCAAGCTAAGTTAGCAGTCCAAGGTCTTTACGCTCGCTATCAAAATGAGGTAGGAGCTAAACCTAAACTTACACAAGGAGCAGTCAATGGTGTATCTACTATGCCTTTTCGTTCTATGCAGGAGCTTGCTCGTGCCCAGTCAGACCCACGGTATAAGAGTGGTGATAAAGCTTACCACGAAGAGATTGACAGAAGGCTTCAAGTAAGTAATATCTGATAATTATAGTTTATATTGGTTTCCCCTAGTGTCAGTTTATTGGTTTGCTGATGCTAGGGGTTTTTCGTTATGATGACCGTAATGCAAGAGTTAAACGAGAACACGCAAGTTAAAGCTAATATAGCCTTTGTTGCTAAAGTAATAGGTATAGTAGGTACAGCAGTGTGGGGCTATAGCGTGTTGTGGAATAAGCTTAACGCTTTAGATTTAGAGATCATGCGTATCAAACACGACGTAGAACTTAACGCGGAATTTAGGGTGAAGTGGCCTAGGGGCGAGCTTGGAGCTTTGCCTGCAGACGCTACCCAAGATATGCGTTTGATGTTCATGGAGAAGCAAGTAGGTAAACATGAGGAACTATTAGACAAATTAAGATACGGAGAATTAGAGTGAAATGGGTGAACTACTTATGTTATTTATCACGGGCGGTGGTAGCACTGCTATGGGGGCGATTCTTAAAGGGGTATTCGGATATATCTTTGAAGCAAAACAAAACAAGCATGATCTTGAAATGGCGAGAGAGGCTCGTTCGAGTGATAATTTCCTTCGACTACAAGCTGAAATCGCTAAAGGAGGTACTGGTGAGTTTGTTTCTTTTACTCGTCGTTGCCTTGCTATTATCGGGGTGTCTACGCTCTGCACATGTATCATCCTTTGTACCATCTTTCCAACAGCAGAAATCGTCACACTTACAAACGCAGACGGAGAAGGAGTCAACGAGTTCCTCTTCGGACTTATCAGTTTCCAAGCGAACCAAGAACCCATATCGATCTCTTCTGGACACATCAGCCTTATGGGATGCACGGTAATATTACCTTGTATCTTAGGTTTTTACTTTGGTCCTAGCGGTCGAAGAGGTTGACAGTCAAGCATTTTTACTGTTAACTAGTAGTTAAATTTAATCGACAACTAGCAACAACTAGTCCCTCGACCCTCTGCGGAGGACAATCCTGTGAAGACGAAAGATGTGAAAGTCACTGGTAATCATCACACATATATTCACAAATAATTAACATAGGAGATCATATATTATGGCAAACGGATTAACATCCCCCTCACGTGTAGGTCTTGATGAAAATAATACTGGAGCTGGTAACGACCAGTTGTTCCTTAAAAAGTTCAGCGGAGAAATTCTGCAAACCTTTGAGGAGTCCAATATTTTCAAACCTCTACACACAATCAGAACAATCGAAAACGGTAAGTCTGCTCAGTTCCCTGTAACTGGTATCGCTACTGCTAACTACCACACTCCCGGTGAAAACATTGCTGAGCAAGGTGGGTCACCTGATAAGTACCTCAGCGATATAGGTAAGACAGAGAAGATCATCAACATCGATAAGATGCTTGTTGCTTCTACCTTCTTGGCTAACATCGACGACGTAAAGAACCACTACGATATCCGCAGCGTTTACGCTAACGAGTTGGGTAAAGCTCTTGCCGTCCGTTTCGATAGTGCTGTTGCTAAGACTTTC